GTTCAACAAGCAAAGATAGATACTGAAACTGCTCAAGCTCAAGCTGAACAAGAGTTAAGACAAGAGTGGGGTAGAGATTTTGAAAGCAAAGTAAAACAAGCAGGTGCATTAGCAAAAGCTAATATGAACGCTGAAGTTTTAGATATGACTTTACAAAATGGTGTAAGACTTGGTGATCATCCAGAAGTGATAAGAGGTTTTGCAAAGATAGCAAGTATGATGCAAGAAGATAAAATAGTTGCAACAGAAAGCGAAAATGTAAATACAAGCAAAGATTTGGAAAGTGAAATATCAGCTATTATGAATGATAAGAACCATCCATATCATGTCAAAGGACATCCAGATCACGATAAATCTGTACAGCAAATGCTCACTTTAAGAGAGATGTTAGATGCCAAGTGATAGTAGTCATCTTAATAATGAAGAGATAAAACTTGAAATATTAAGAATAGTTGTTGAGGCAGGTACTTTAAATCAAAAAGAAAACCCCTTGCCAATCTGTGAAAATTATTATAAATGGATTAAAGGTAAGACAATTCGTAAGAACCTTACTGGCAAGAAGGAATAGACTCTAGTCTAACAGACTCTAAATGCAAGAGATGCCTACCTTTTGGTGGAGAACCTTTCTGATTATTTTTAACTAACAATAATATGGAGAGACAATTATGTCATCAAATATAACTACAGCTTTTGTACAGCAGTATTCTGCTAACGTACAAATGCTATCTCAACAAATGGGATCGTTATTAAGAGACAAAGTCAGATTAGAAAGTGTTACAGGTAAAAATGCTTTCTTCGATCAAGTTGGCTCAGTAACTGCTGTTGAAAAAACTAGCAGACATTCAGACACTCCACAAATAGATACACCTCACGCTAGACGTAGAGTATCTCTTGCGGATTATGAATTTGCTGATTTAATAGATCAACAAGACAAAGTAAGACTCTTAATTGATCCTACTTCATCTTATGCTCAAGCTGCTGCTATGGCAATGGGTAGAGCTATGGATGACGTGATCATTTCTGCTGCACTAGGTACTGCGTTTACTGGTGAGACAGGATCAACAAGCACAGCTAATGCGAACTCAATCGCACATGGTTCTGCTGGTTTAACTATTGCTAAATTAAGAACTGCAAAAGAAACTCTTGATTTAGGTAGTGTAGATCCATCTATACCAAGACACATCATAGTATCTCCAAAGCAGATTACTGATCTTTTAGGAACAACTGAGGTTACAAGTTCAGACTTCAACACTGTCAAAGCATTGGCAAATGGTGAAATCAACTCGTTCCTTGGTTTTAACTTTATTGTATCAAACAGACTATCGCTATCTGGCACTACTAGATCGTGCATTGCTTTTGCACAAGATGGTATTGCTCTTGCGGTTGGTAAAGATGTTCAAGCTAGAATAGATGAGAGAGCAGACAAATCGTATGCTACTCAAGTTTACTACTGCATGAGCATTGGTGCTACTCGTATGGAAGAAGCGAAAGTTGTTGAAGTACAAGCAACAGAATCGTAATAGGAGGATTATATGGCGAATGTTAATACAGATATTGTAACAAATTTTGTTGCAACTCCTTCTGTCAAGAATGATTCCCAGCAATTACATGGCGTAAAAAGAATTGCTCAAGGAACTATTGCTTTGGCATCAGGAGACTTATCAGCAGGTGATACAGTTATGTTAGCACCTGTACCAACTAATGCTAGTATATCCTCAATCAAATTGTTTAATGACGATTTAGATTCTGGAACTACTATGACAACTGACGTTGGTTTATACACAACAGCTATTGCTGCTGTAGATGATGACGCTTATGCTTCTGCAATTACTGACCTTAGAGGTGCGGTAACTACAGGAACTGAAGTAGCGTTTGAAGCTAGAGACATTAACAAATGTGGACAGAAAGTCTGGGAAGATGCTGGACAATCTTCTGATCCTGGTGGGTACTACTACGTTGCATTAACTTTTGATGCAGCTGGTGATACTGCTGGTGATTTAAGTTTTGTTATTGAATATACTGTTGACTAATAAATAGATATTAGGTGGGGAGCAATCCCCACCTTTTTATAAAAAGATAGACAAACAAGTCTTAAAAATATAATAAGGATTATATGGCATCAGTAGTAGAAATTTGTAATGGAGCATTAAATCAATTAGGAGCTACAACAATCCTTTCACTTACAGAAGATTCTAAAAATGCAAGACTTTGTAATCAAAGATTTACTCAAGTAAGAGATTCAGTATTTAGATCACATCCTTGGAACTGCCTACAAAAAAGACAAGAACTAGCAGCAGACACTACAGCTCCTGCATGGGGTTTTAAGTTTGCTTATACTTTACCAGCAGATTGTTTAAGGTTGCTTAGAATATTAGATTTTGATTCAAACTACAAAGTAGAAGGTAGAAAAGTATTAAGTAATACATCTAGTATGAAAATATTATATATTGCAAGAATTACAGATCCCAATGAATATGATGAATCATTAAGAGAAACTTTATCTGCTGCTTTAGGTGCTGACATAGCTTTTGCAGTTACATCTAACAATCAAACAGCAACTAATATGTATAATTTATTTCAAGATAAATTAAAAGATGCTAGATTTGTAGATTCAACTGAAGGTCAGAATATAGATCAAGACCTAGGTATGTCAGATCAAATAGATGCAAGTAGCTTTATAAACTCAAGGTTTTAATAAATGGCTAGGGTTGCTGTTGAACTTACAAACTTTACAGGTGGTGAACTATCACCAAGATTAGATGGTAGAACTGATCTAACTAAATACTCATCAAGTTGCTCGACATTAGAAAATTTAGTTGTGTACCCACATGGGTCAGCAGCTCGTAGACCAGGTTCTACATTTATAGCTGAAGTAAAAACAAGTAGTGCTAAAACAAGATTAATACCTTTTGAATTTTCAACAACACAAACTTATATGCTTGAATTTGGTAATCAGTATATGAGAGTGTACAAAGATAAAGGTCAAGTTTTAGATAGTGGATCTGCTTTTGAAATATCAACTCCATATTTAACAGCAGAACTATTTGATATTAAATTTGCACAAAGTGCTGATGTTATGTACATCACACATCCTTCTCATCCAGTAAAAAAATTATCTCGTACTGGTCATACATCTTGGACTTTAGTTAGTTGTAGTTTTACCAAAGGACCAATGCAAGATGCTAACATAACAACTACAACTTTAAATCCAGGTCAATCAGCAGTAGGTACAGGTGTATCATTAGTAGCTTCTGCGGTTACAGGTATTAATGGTGGATCAGGATTTCAATCAACAGATGTTGGTAGATTTGTTTTTTTAAATAGTGGCTATGCAAAAATAACTGCTGTTGCAGATACAACAAATGCAACTATAGAAATATTAACAGCTTTATCTAGTGCTAGTGCTACAGCAGATTGGCGACTAGGAGCTTTCTCTGACACCACAGG